CCCAAATATGTATGTGCCCAAAAAGGCCGCGCCCGCGGCCGCGACCGGGCGCTACGCGACGCCCTCGGCGCCGCGGCGGTCGGTGCATTAAGCCCATGTCATAAGACGATTTGCCCGCAAGGGTCGAACACAATGAGGGCGGGGGTAAAAGTGATGGTCCAGTGGTCAACGGCATGCCTCGACTGGCAGGAGCGCATCGTCGCGCGGCCGCCGCGCTCGCTGATCCCGTTCGACCCGCTGTTCCCGGGTCAGGCCGAAGCTGCGCTTGAGATATTCCGCTCGCTCAGGATTGTCGATGCTGCCGGCCGGCCGACCTTCGGAGAGGTGGCGCGTCCCTGGATTATGGATTTCGTCGCGGCGGTCTTTGGTGCCTATGATGAAGAGACCGGGCGCCGTCTGATCCAGTATTTCTTTATGCTGATCAGCAAAAAGAACGGAAAATCGACCCTGGCCGCCGGGATCATGGTGACCGCGTTGATCCGCAACTGGCGGGACTCGGGCGAGTATTACATCCTGGCCCCGACCAAGGAGACCGCCGACAATTCTTATAAGCCGGCCCGCGACATGATCATGGCGGACCCGGATTTGCGCTCGATCCTGAAGCCGAGCGCCGGGCGCGTCATCGAGCACCGCAACACGGGGGCCTTTCTCAAGGTGGTCGCGGCGGACAGCGAGACCGTATCGGGGAAGAAGACGATCGGGCTCCTCGTCGACGAGCTCCACGCCTTCGGAAAGCGGGCCAATGCGCAGAGTATGCTACTCGAGGCGACTGGTGGGCTGGCCTCGCGCCCCGAGGGGTTTGTCATCTTCCTTTCGACCCAATCCGACAACATCCCAGCCGGGGTCTTTGCCCAAAAGCTCCAGGAGTTCCGCGATATCCGGGATGGCAGGGTGGTCGACCCCGGCAGCCTGCCCATCATCTACGAATACCCGAAAGCCTGGCATGACGCCGAAGCCTACCGCGATCCCGAGAAGTGGTACGTCACCAACCCCAACCTGGGGGCCTCGGTCAACGCGGGATATCTGACCGACCAGCTCGCCAAGGCGCAACTCGCCGGCCGTGCCCAGGTCAACGGCTTTCTCGCGAAACATGTCAACGTTGAAATCGGATTGGGGTTGCGCGTTGACCGTTGGGCAGGCGCCGAATACTGGGAGCGCCGCACCGACCCAACGTTGACCAAGGAACAGCTGCTGGCGCGCAGCGAGGTCGTCATTCCCGGTGTCGACGGCGGCGGGCTCGATGACCTGATGGGCCTCATCCTCCTGGGGCGCGATCGGGAGACAAAGGAATGGCTGGCCTGGTCGCATGGCTGGTGTCACCGCGGCGTCCTGGAACGCCGCAAGTCGATCGCCCCGCTGCTTCTCGATTTCGAGCGGGCCGGCGAGTTGACGATCGTCGATGACGACCCGATCGTCGATCGGCTCTGGGAAGCGATGAAGGTCGCGGCCGAGCGGGCGAAAGCCGCTGGCCGCGACGAATGGTTCCCTGATGACAAGGCGGTCGCGGATGAAGCACGCGCGCAAATTCGGAAGCGCGGCTTCCCGCAGGACATCGCCGAGTTGGCTGCAATCGTCAAAGGCGTTCTCGACCTCGGACTCCTCGCCGAGGTCGCTGTCGATCCCGCCGGATTGGGGCTCATCGTCGACGCGCTCGACGCGATCCAGATTACCGAGGAGAACAAGCTCCTCGTCGGCGTGCGTCAAGGATACGCGCTGATGAATGCGATCAAGACCGCGGAGAGGAGGTGCGCCAACGGGACATTCTGGCACTCGCCCTCGCGCTGCATGGATTGGTGCGTGGCCAACGTCAAGATCGAGCCAACCGCCACGGCGATCCGGGCGACCAAGCAGAACGCCGGAGACGCCAAGATCGACCTCTGGGCAGCGATGATCAATGCGGTGGACCGGATGTCGCTCAATCCCGAAGCGCACGTCGAAATGGACCTCGACGACTTCCTGCGGAACGCCGTGGTGGCGTGACGTCGTGATCCCGCTCCGCGACGAGCTTGTCGCATGTGTTCGCTCCGGCTACCGCGGCGATCCGGCGGCGCTCAATTTTCTGCTCCGTGCCCTGCCGGGCGATCTGTCGCCGACGATCGTGCGAGGCTGGCGCGACGCAGAGATAGTGCGAGGCTCGCGTACCGGGGCCGAAACCCTGGCGCGATCACTGGCAAACGATCTCGTCGATTGCAAAGAATTGCGGGCGAGCCTTTGGCCAGCAGGTGCGGCATGAACGCGCGCGATCGCACCCGCCGTCTGTCCCCCGGCGGGAACGCAAATTCGGGCGATACCGAAATTCTCGGGCTGTTCAAGCTTTGGCTCGCCCAAAGCCGGGCCGCCGATAAGGTTGATGATGACCATGAAAATCGCTGGGAGACCATCCTCGATCATCGCGACGAAATCGAGGGTCAAATCCTGTCGATCCGCGGCGGGGCCATTGGTCTCGCTGTGAAGGCATATCTATATCTCAGGGGTCAAAATGCCGATTGGGCTCCATCGCTTGCCGATCTGCGCGATTCGTCGGTGATTAACGGAGGGCCTTTTCATCCGTCTGGACCGGAGGCCTTTACAGTCAGCATCCTCCGGGACGCGGCGATGCTCGTGCCCGAGGTCGGCGAGTGCTCCGCCGCGGTCATTCACGACGACGCCGTGCTGATCGATGCCGAGATGGGAGTAGGCTGGTGCCGCAACCAGCTTGCAGGACAACATCCGGCTGAGCGTCGCCGCGAAATCCAACGCGATCTAGCCGAGCTGCTCGATCGTGTTGCCAACACGGAAGCGAAAACAGAACGCGGGGCGGCAATAAAGGCGGCTCTCCCTGTGGGGCAGGAGCGCGATATCTCGAACGTCGTCGAGATGTTCCGCCGCCCCGCCGTGCACGATGTCGCACACGCTGACCCGCCTGACGCGGCATGATAGCCTTCGCCTCATCGCCCTCGCCGCGGTGCTGCTACGGCCCTAGGCAGGCTCGCGCGGCTCGCCCGCCGAGCGCTCTGCTGTAGAAACGCAACGCGGTTGAGAAGCCCCGCTCGGCGAGATCCGGGCGGGGGCTTTCTATTTGCCCGGCGCACCGGCAAAACGCATGCCCGCGAGCTGGCTCCGTGCTATATGCGCTGCGGCTTTACCGCGCGAGGACACGTATTTGGCCGATACTCTGCCGCCACCCACAGCCCGCGCATGCGGTGAGGGAACGGCGGGATGAATCCGGGTCGCGCACATAAGCGAGCTGTGGCCGAGCGCGCGCATGAAATCGAGGAGGCGAAGCGGGTGATCGCGAGCCGCATCCGCCTGGCGCAAATCGGGATGGGACGGAAGCCGCCGGGGCCAGGCGACGGCGCGGGGCGAATTCTCGAAACTCGCGCCGATGGCATCGCAATCGAGCAACAGGACCCGCTCGCGCAGCGTCCACCGACAGGAATAATGGTCGCGACAACCCCGGCTCGGCTGATGGTAGACGAGCCGATTGGCTCTTCCTGGGGGCCGACGAGAACCGAACAGGGCGCCGTATATCGCAAAGAGGCGGCGCGGCTCCGTGTCCTAGCAGCCGAGGCCACCACCGATCTGGCGAGAAAGATTTTGGAGGATCAGGCACAAGCCCAAGACCGCCTCGCCGGGCGCCGGTTCGGATAAAACGCTCGCCGCTCTTCAACCTCTCGGGAAAATGCCCCGCTCGGCGCGATCCGGGCGGGGCTTCTTTTAATGGAAGGGATGATCGAGCCGCGTCCGACGTAGAAAAAGATGCCTCATCCGACGGTGCTAATGCGGCCCTCGGCAGGCTCGCGCGGCTCGCCGCCCGGGTGGGTGCCGTAGCACGCAGCGTGGTTGAGAGATCCCCGCTCGGCGCGATCCGGGCGGAGCTTTTTCTACATGCGGATGAGCATCTATGGGGCGCGACAATGGCGACATACAGGGAAATTCAAGAACGCGTTCACAACCAAGCAGGATGGCTCCCGAAAACGTGCTGGATCGCTCACGTCAAATCTGATTTTGGCTTGCCGATGCGAAGCGCCCCGAACCGGGCGGGCGCTGATCGCCAAGTTCCCTGTCCTGCGAACAAGCGCCTCGCGATTGTCGCCGCATTACGCCATTTCGGAATGATCGGCTCAAATTAGGATAATAACATACTTGACTCAGTAGCGCTATCCGCCGCCGGACGACCGGCGAGAATAACCTGCGCCCACCTTTGACCGTGAAACCGGGCCATGCCAGCGCATCAAAGCTGGCTGGCGATATTATCGAAGATCGCGAATAGGGTAGTTCCGATCAGCTGAAACGCGATGAGCGCGAGGAGCGCTATCAAGACGGCAATTAGGCCATATTCTATCGCGGTGGCCCCACGATCGTCTTGAATGAGCTTGATCACAATGTCCTACATCGGGTGCCTCTACCACCTGCGCAGAAATCGCGATCGGGTCAACCAAAGAAGCCTGGAAAGCGCCCCTTTTTTTCGGAATTATGCGGCGCTGACGCTTGCTGGTTTCTGCGGCGTGTCACTACCGCTTTCCGCGCAGACGCCTTCCGCTTTCGCGTCCTGGCGGCATCGGCGCCAGCCGTCTTCATGCGCGGTTTATGGTCGGGGGTGCCCTTCGTCTGCTGCCAATGGGCGCGGAGCAGCTTTATCGCCTCGATCGGGTACAGCCCCGCGTCGTACATCCAATGATGCGTCCCGCAGAGATAGGCGAGGTTGTCGGGATCGTTGTTCCCGCCGTTCTGATCGAGGTGCGCGATCATCAGACACGTCGGGATCTGTAGGCCGCAGATCACGCAACAGCGGAACTCATAGGCCGCCGCAGCGGCGCGCCGGGCCTCGCCTTGCTTGCGCCGGAGGATCGGCGAGGCAGGATCATCAGGCAAAGCGTGTTCTTTCTGGTTGACAGGCATTCCCCGCTACCCTGGAATCGCGCGAATCGGGAGGATGGGGCGAATTGGGACTATGACGCCAGAAGAATTCATCGCCAGATGGCGCGGAGCAACGCGCACCGAGCGATCAGCCTCGCAAGAGCATTTTCTCGACCTTTGCGCCATGCTCGGCGTCGATAGCCCGGCGGCTGTCGATCCCCATGGCACGGAATATACCTTCGAGAAGTCGGTTCTGAAACTCGGCGGAGCTAGCGGATATGCGGATGTGTGGAAAAAGAAACCTGATAACGCATGATCCTCCGCCAGTTTGAGGAGGCGGTATGGCATTGGCGGGGTTCGGACTGCGACGTAGCCGAGCCGTGGCATCATAGCGGCGAGATCGTATCGGCGGTTGAAGCGGTATTCGAATTCGGC